CGCCGGTCAAGATCACCGAGGTCAAAGTTCACGTGGGTAAATTCAAGGGCGTCCCTCTGTCAGAGCTGACCAATGACGCTGTCCGCGGCCTGGCCGAACACTGGCTACCAAAGGCCAAGGTGAGCCCAGGCAAGACACCGGATGACATTTACCTCATCGCCGCCGTGACCAAGCGCATCGATGAGATCAACGCCCAGGAAGATCCCACCGATTCAGACATTCCATTCTAAGATGAAACCCAGGCAACCCTACGTCAAACTGGTCGACAAAGTTCCCGAGGTGGTGCGGATGCGCTCCGAAGGCAAGACGCTCGAGGAGATCGGGAAGCACTTTAACCTGTCTCGCCAGCGCATCAAACAGATCGAGCAGTCGGCCGAGATACACGAGGAGATCCTGCGACAATGGGGATTCCCCTTTACGGTCAGGACGTTCAACACCCTCGAAAGGCTGTGCGTCAAGAGCCGCGACGAGGCCTTGCAACTCTACAACACCGGCCACCTTCGACCAGGAGCTGTCCGCGGATTCGGGTGGGTTTCCTACTTCGAGATCTGTGAATGGCTTGAAGTACCGACAACCCGGGAGCCGATTAACTTCCTCGTTTGCCCACATTGCGGCAAAAAGATCTAACCACTTTCCGGCAGCCTGTTGCTGTCGGGGACTCGTAGTGCCGGGGGCGCGCATCGGCCGACAAACGCGCAACAACTCTCAACAACTCTGACAAATGCCAGCCAATCCAAACATCTACTTCGACATTGAGACCGGGCCTCTACCGCTCGCAGAACTCAACATTCCAGCCTTCAACCCGGCCGACGTGAAGATGGGTAACCTTAAGGATCCCGACAAGATCGCGGACAAGCTCCAGGCCGCTGAGGCCAACCACACGGCCGACTACATCCGCAATGCCGCCCTGGATGCCTTATCGGGCCAGGTGCTGTGCATCGGCTACCGGGTCGATCACCAGGAGCAGAACATCCTGTGCGCCGATGCCGACGGTGAGGCCCACCTGCTGCGACAATGGTGGGCGCTGCTCAACTATTACGAGCGCCAGCCACAGCTCATCGGCTTCAACATCAAGGCCTTCGACTTGCCTTTTTTGATCAAGCGGTCCTGGCGCCACAAGATCATGCCGCCCTACTGGTTACGCAACGGCCGTTACTGGTCGGAGCTGGTGGTCGACCTTCGGGAGGTGTGGCAGCTAGGTGACAACCGGGCTCATGGAAGCCTCGCATCCATCAGTCGCCACCTGGGACTCGGTGAGAAGAGCGGCAACGGCGCCGACTTCAGCCTGCTGTGGAATACCGACCGCCAGGCTGCCATCAACTACTGCATCCAGGATGTGAAGCTCACCCAGGCGGTGGCAGACATTCTGATGCCGGCTTACTGAGGAGCAACCATGACATGGATACTTCCCAGGCAGTTACACACCTTGGCCTGTGCGCTGGATACGGAGGCATTGAGCTTGGACTCAAACGAGCAATCCCAAGTCTGCGCACAATCAGTCTTTGTGAGATCGAAGCCTTCGCAATCGCGAATTTGGTCAGCAAAATGGAAGCGGGACTCATGGACCCGGCACCTATCTGGCCGGATCTTAAGACCTTCCCTTGGCAATCGTTTCGCGACCGAGTGGACATCCTCACTGGGGGGTATCCGTGTCAGCCCTTCAGTGCAGCAGGGCAGCGCCGAGGCAAGGACGACCCGAGGCACCTGTGGCCCTACATCGCAGACGGCATTCGACTTCTCAGACCTCGGTGCTGCTTCTTTGAGAACGTCGAAGGACATATCAGCTTGGGGTTGTCCGACGTCATCGAAGACCTGGCAGGAATGGGTTATCGAACAACGTGGGGCATATTCTCAGCGTCTGAATGCGGAGCGCCACACCAGCGCAAACGGGTGTTCATCATGGCCGTCGCCAGTGGCTTCAGAGGTACGACAGGGCTTTCAGGACCGTTCCCGAGGCATGAAGGGCAGTCAGGAGAGTCTGACGACGGTAGTGATCAAGGGATGGCCGACACCGAATGCGGCGGACTCGTTTCAGGGAGGAGCGACGCAGGGCAATCGCAAGGATCCCAATCTGAGCATTGCAGTGCATGGCCAAGCCGTCCCGGCGAGCAGCAGTACGCTTGGGAGCCGCCCAGAGTCGTGGGCGACACCAAGCAACAGCATGACGGCTGGACGATCAGAACAAATGAACTGTCGAGCGGGCAGGGAGGGATATGGCCATGTGGGGAATCACTTGCTGAGACAGACAGGCAACAACGGCAAACTCAACCCCCGCTGGGTGGAGACCCTGATGGGCCTTCCAGTGGGCTGGACTATGCCCAGTTGTGCGTCACCTGTGACAATAGAACGGATGAGCTCCGACTCCTCGGTAACGGTGTTGTCCCAGCAACAGCAGAACGAGCCTTCAGAAGCCTGATGCAAGAGCTGGACATCAATCACCCTGTCAGCTAATGAAGACCAGTCAGCGTGAGCCGTGAGAAGTGAGCGCCGACACTACAACCAGAACCCATGTTCAACCCACTTTTCCCCACCCTTTCCGTGTTACGTCGCGTTGGTTCTGCGCGAGTTCTCACCTCGGACTGGGTGGGGTTTTCCGTTTGAAACATGAAAGACATCAAACCCAAAGGAAGAGCGCCAGCCTTCCAGTTCTACGCCGATGACTTCCTGGCAGGGACCATGACCATGACCAACGAGGAGCGTGGTGCCTACATCAGCTTGCTGTGCCTGCAATGGTCCAAAGGCTGCGTCACTGAACTCGACATCCAGAGGATCTGCCTCGGTATGCCAACGCATTGCCAAGGCATATGCCAAAGCAAGTTCCAGCTTGGAGATGACGGCCACTACCGGAACCAGCGTTTAGAGGTCGAACGGTCCAAACAGAAGGAAAGAAGCCAAAAACAGAGGGATATCGCTAATTTACGGTGGGACAAGGTTGCCAACGCAATGCCAACGCATTACCAAGAGGATGCCGAAGCATATGCCAGATCGGTGCCAGAAGTATGCTCTCCGTCTCCATCTCCATCTCCTATAGAAGATACAAAGAAAGAGAAGGCCTTGAGTCCTGACCTTGAAGCCTTTCGTCTACGAGTCGGTGCAATGATCCGCCGTCGACCTGGCACCCAGTGGAGTGCGAAAGAGATCAAGGCCTTGAAAGAGATCTTCGACTTTAACACTCCAGAGGAAGACTTGGTTGCCCTAGAGGCACGGTACCAGTCGGACGACAAATACCTTCGACGTGAGCTGATGACCCTGTTGAACAACTGGAACGGAGAGATCGACAAGTCTCGAAGCACCTCCCCCTCTGGGAACAATGGCACCGGCGCGTACATCGCCAACATCTCGGACTGGCAATGAGCGACCCCTACTTTGCCGAGGATGACGAGTTCGGCCTCCTGGGCGCCTGCCTATCCGGTGGCTCGGATGTCTGCCACGAGGTATTCGCCAAGATCCCCACCGAGGCTCTACAGGACAGCGATCTGTACAATCTGTTCGAGATTGCCAAAGGCCTCGTTGCCAAGAGCGATCCGGTCAACATGACGACCGTGGTCAAGGAGTGGAAGCGCACGATGGGCCAGACACCGGTGCCTTTCGAGGCTCTAAACAAGTGCGACGAGATGTGTCCGAGCCCAGCGAACTACCCGGCATTCGCTCAGGCCGTCCTAGAGGCCCACCACAGACGCCATCTCAGAACCGCTGGAGACCGTCTGATTCGCGACTCCGCTGTCTCCACCCTGTCTGTGGATCAAATCGTCGCCAATGCCGAAGCAGGGCTCACCGTTGAGGCATCCAAGGAAGAGGTGCAACCATGCAAGTCGGTAGTCAGTCGGTTCATCGACTCTACCCAGGAGCGCTTCGCCAGGAAGGGACACCTGTCCGGCATTACCTCGGGCTTCCGGCGCCTGGACGCAATGACCGACGGCTTCCAGTTCGGCGAGCTGGCCATCATTGCGGCCAGGCCAAGCATCGGAAAGACAGCCATCGCCATCGCAATAGCCCGGGCAGCAGCCATCGAGCACCGGGTGCCGACCCTGTTTATATCGCTCGAGATGTCCGACGAGTCTATCGTTCGGAGAATGGTCTCTAACGTAGGATCTATTCCGATGCAGGACATCAAGACCGGCGACCTCGATGAAGGCGGAATGAAGTCTATGGCCAGTGCCTCCGCTAAGGTGGCCGGCAGCCCGATCTACTTCGTCTCCGGTTCCGGTGTGTCCGGCATCGCCACCATCACCGCGGTGATCCGCCGGGCTGTTAGGAAGTGGGGCGTCAAGCTGGTGTTGATCGACTACCTCCAGAAGATCCACGGGAGCAAGGCGGCCGAAAAGAAGACCTATGAGATCGCCGAGGTCTCCGGTCGACTCAAGGCCATTGCTTCCGACACCAAGACCGCGGTGGTCGCCCTGGCTCAGTTAAACAGGGAGAACGAAAAGGACAAAGGCCGGGTTCCTAGACTCACTGACCTGGCCGACTCTGGTCAGATTGAACGTGACGCCGACCTGGTGCTGCTGCTCAACCGGGAGCGCAACCAAGCCAACGGCGAGGCCATCATCGCTGTCGCCAAACAACGCGACGGCGAGTGCGGCCTCGTTCCTCTCTGGTACGAAGGCCAGTTCTGCCGGTTCACCGACCCATCACCATCCTTCCAATGAAAATACCTTACGACCTCGACCGAGTTAAACTACTGCACGAAGCCCCCAACCTGGTTGCCCTGGCAATCAAGCGTGGCTGGATGTCCTACCCTCGCAGCGTCAAGCTCAGTGCCATAGGCACGCCCATCTTGGTGCTCGAGGAGGAGGAGGACTACGAGATCACCGCAACCGCCCAGGATGCCGACGTGTGTCGCAAGGCCTACGACTTGCGCGAGCGTAACCTTAGCCTCGACGATGTGGCCAAGGCGTGCGGTGTTGCCCGTGGTTCGGTGGCTTACATCATTGCGAAAGGCCATGAGATGTATTTAAGGCAGCAAAGGATAGAGCATAGTACAATAGACACCTCTGTTAAACCTGCAAATATGTAAGGAATCTTTTGCCATATCTCCAATAACAGGTGAACGCGAGACA